TCCATTAAAACTCGCACCACTTAACCCAGTTCCTATTGTTAGAGCATTTGTAGTGTTTGCTGTTATTGTAATAGCAGCGCTACCGTCAAAATTAACACCATTGATTGCTCTAGCGGTGGCTAACTTAGTAGCTGTAGCAGCGTTACCCCTGCGTTACCACTAACATTGCCTGTAACATCACCTGTAACGTTACCCGTAACATTGCCAGTAACATTACCGCTTACGTTACCTGTCAATGGTCCTGTAAATGTTCCTGTTATAGTCTTATTTGTGAGAGTTTGTGTATCTGTAGTACCAACAATAACACCTGTAGGAACTACTTTTCCTAAAACCTGCGTTGCTGTTAATACATCATTACCATTAATCTTATAAGTTTTTCCATCAATGAGATTTAAATTTTCGCTAGAAGTCCAAGACGATGTAGCATTGAGCCAATTAAATGTTTTATCTGTAGCACCCTTGAGTGTAATACCACCGCCGTCTGCTGTAGCATTAGTTGGACTTTCTATAGATCCTAATTCTATATTTTTATCGTCAACACTGAGTGTTGTAGAATTTATAGTTGTAGTAGTACCCGCAACAGTTAATGTGCCATTGATAGTAACGTTATTACTAAATTGTACTGGACCAGCTACTGTTTGACTAGAAGCATCGTTTCTATCTAATTTTCCAACATCGAGTGCATATAAATTTTTATCAATTTCATCATTTGTTAATGGAGAGTTCTTAGCACCAAGATCCGTGTTGGTAGTTGCAGCTGGCAACGTATTAGCAACAGTTGGTACTCGTGCTCCGCGATAGACTATATTTGCCATGTTTTGTCCTAAACTATAACTCTATTATTTATTACCATTTGATGATTGGCATAAGAGCAACATTTCGCGGGCGTCCCATGAATATCCAGTGGTTACTTCTATAAGTTGCATTTGGATTTAAATTAATAGTGCCATCTCTCCACTCTTGTCCACTACCAGCATAAGCAGCGCTATTACTAGACATATTTCCTCTAGTCATAGTATCTGCGTATTCTCCAAGCCATTCGAATGTCATGGCGTCATAACCTAATTCATTTGCGTGCCCATTACCATATGGATTTGCAGCATCGTTTACATGCGAATAACCAAACCCATCAGACCACATATTATTCCACACTCCACCAGTATAGCTATCACTTTCGTCATTATGCAGGTGAAGAGAACCGATTTGCCAACTACCAAGTTGTCTTCCAGGGTCCATGCCTCTTCCGTGATCCCAACCGCGAATAAATTCGCCGCGTAAATCTGGTAGTTTGAATTTACCAATATTAGCAAGTGTTCCAAGAGGAGGAGATCCCAAAGCAGCCCATAGATCTTGGTATGAATTCTTATCAACCCATTGTCCATTACATTCTAAGTAACCATATGGAACAACACTGCTAGCTATAAAGAATACGGCTCCTGAAGGAACTGGTCGAGTGGCATTTATCAAATCTCTTAAAACAGATAAATCACCATTAATAAGAGATTTCAGTGATTCAATTTCAGATTTGGTAAAAGCAGTTGTTGCAATTTGTGTGTTATTTGTTCCGAGTGAAGGTGTTGGTGCAGTAGGAACACCAGTAAATGCAGGTGAAGCTATATTTGCCTTTGTATTTAAAGCAACATTGATCGTATTGCTTAACTGTGAGACTGCGGCATTCGTGTAATTTGTGGAATCTGCATGACTTGTCGACACTGAACTATTAACAAATGCAGTTGTGGCTATTTGAGTTGTATTTGTATTAGCCACTGCTGTTGGTGCAGTAGGAACACCAGTAAATGCAGGTGAAGCTATATTTGCTTTTAAATTAATGGATGTAGTGATAGTATTATTTAGATTTGTAACAGCATTATTAACAAACGCAGTTGTAGCTAACTGAGTTGTATTTGTGCTAGCTACCGCTGTTGGAGCTGTAGGAACACCAGTAAATGTTGGAGAAACAGTCGTAGCTAACTGATTCGTAGTGTTGTTGTTGTGAAAGAAAATACCTGCAGTAGTAACCCATATATCCCCATTAACTTTTGCAATATCTCCTGGAGTTACAGAACTAACTGGTATGTTTATAGAAGCGTTTACTGCGTCTGCTACTGCTACATTAAGTTTACCGCTTAATATACCTCCAGTGAGTGGAAGTTTTGAAGAGTCGGTTATAGTTATCGACGCACTTCCATCAAAATTAACGCCATTGATCTGACGCGCAGTTGCTAATTTAGTTGCGTTTGATGCGAGAGTTGCACTAGAAGCATTTCCAATAAGATTACCAGTAATTGTGCCTACAGCAATATCACCATTTGAATCGCGCACAACAACAGACTCTTTATTGACTACAGAAGGAAGCGTAGAAGATGGGTATAAACTTCTTAATGTCCATGCGTTGATTGCGTTAGACTCGTTCAATGGAACTATACGATATATCGGTGTATTAGCTCCAACAGATATCGGATTATTAACTACGATTGAAGTATCAGAATTAATTTGTGCTACTGAAACAGTGGTTCCAGAAATAACAACAGAGTCATTTACTTTTAGAGAAGTAGTAAAATTAGTCTGTGAGCCAGTTATTGTAGTGCTATTTGTAGATGCTGATAGAGTACCCTGAAGTTGCTCGGTAGTTACTACTCCGGGTGTAGGAGTTCGAAGCTTAAGAGAAATCTGAGCCGCATTAAAATCACTAGTGCTATACTTAAGATTGATCTGATCAACTAGATATTGAAAATTACCATCTACTTGTTCATTAGTCAATGGGCCGGTTTGATTTTTTCTAAAAACTAGTGGCATGGCTTACCTTTTCAGAAGTGCTTGAAGCATTACTTTTATTTCTCTCATATCTTCTTTTAAAGAATCAATTTCTTCTTTTTGCTTTTTAAATTCTAACTCTTTATCTTGAGCTGATTTTTTTCGCATATTATATAAATTTATTTCTTCAAAAGAAGAATTTATAACTGCATGGCTTTCTACATCTCTAATAAGATGTGCTTTACCATCTATTTTTACTGTTTCATGCATATGCTATAACTCTTAGAGCCTTTACTCTAGGAACTTTAGAAGTATTACTAGATCTTAAAACAATTTTTGCCTGCATTATGTCGAATTCAGGCAAATCTAATTTAGCTTCTACTTCTACGAATTGACGATAGTTTTCAGTTTTTCGAACTGGTTTAGAATATGAAGTAACTGGAATTTTTGTATAATTTACTAAAGAAAAATCACTTGACTGTAATCCGGTTCTATAGTAAACATCTACTATAGCGTCGTTTGGAATGTTTGCATCAAATAATATACGAAGATTAGTCGATGAGCTATTAAGTTTAATTAATTTTGTAGCATACTTTGCAAGTGCATCTCCCTTTTCTGGATATATTTCATCGGTCTCATCGAGACTTATGGAATTTCCAACCAATACTGCAGAGCAACGACTTAAGTCTACTACAGGTGACACATTATTTTTAGTTGATGTCAACTTTACAGTCGATACAAACGATGATGTATTACCTTCTTCAACTCTATCTTTAAGTTTGCGCTGAGAAGATAATAAAATATCTTCTCCTAAATCTATATCTGTTATTGTATTAGCATAAGTAAGTGATGTACTTATTTTTGTTTCTGGTAGAACTATATTATTTATGTTAACATTAACCAAATCATAAAAGAAATCATTATTAACATGTTGATTAACTAATGTCATAGTTCCAGTTACATTAGTATTGAACACAGCTCTATTAATAACAAACTTTAAGTCTTGATTTTGTTCAGCGGTCCATGTCGAAGCATTTTGAGATTTAAATAAAACACCTGCATATGGTTGAGAAGATATTAATCCTGAGCCAGCCACATCTACCGAACCAGCCTGTGCAATCCACACGCGATATTTTGCAGAATCTGAGATAATAACCAACGCATATTCTACCCCATTCTGCAAATAGACTGGACTTCTAAATTTAAACTTAGTCGCTACTGATCCATTATTACTCGTACTAACTTCATCTGGTTGTAGAATAACTTCAGAAAAAGGAACAATAGAAGGTCCAGGATAACCATTTACCACGTTTCTAATATGAATTTTTACAGGAACATTGGTGTCTTTAGCTGAGAAGAAAAGATCCACATCAGTTATAAAAGCACCACCTTCTAAATCAACTAAGAACGTCTGAGCTAAAGGATCATACCAACCAGTATCAGAAACAACTCGACGTGCTGTTTGTACTATAGCTTCAGTTTTATCTGGAACTCTTTCAGTAACAACCTCAGCTGTTTTAGTTGAAAGAATAGTTCTTTCACGAATTTCTAAAATACCTTTTGCTGTGTACGTTGCCTCAGCTGATGTCGATGAATTTGAACGGATGTTTGCAGAATCATCTGTAAAACGAAAATTACGGATTCCTGTTCTAAACCTCATCTGTGTTGAGTCAGGAATATCGAATGTTCCAAATAATTGTCCGGTGTCTGTCGTAGTCAACTGAGAAGGAGTAACTACTCCACTAGCAGTCATTTGTATTTTTCTAGACGGATCAAATTCTGCTTGTAAATAATATGTATATTGCGTAGTATTTTGCGAAAATGCTGGTCCTTTTAAATTATCAATATAAACATAGTAAACACCATTCACAGTCTCTTGACCAACGACAACACAAGATGCACCAGTTTCTGTTATAGCATTAGGATTATTTGCTTGTAGAGATGTATCAACTCTATATTCTGTTAGAACTTCTCCATAGAGATAAGCAGTCGAAACATCACCATCAGAAGTTTTACGTTTAGCATTATTAACATTAGAACCAACATTAATATCGATTTGAAATTTTGGAACTGCACTCGTAGCTGGATAAGGTGTAAACGCCATTTTTTTAGATGGTGTTATATGACTATTTACATTAATATCATCAAAAAACGCATACATTTTAGTATTAGGCTTTAGACTTTCGCCTCTAAATAAAATTTTGCGTTTACGCATGTAAGGGATTAATTCAGTGCTAACTAGTTTATCATTAATAACTTTATCTGTAGATGATGATTTAATGAATGTATTAATTCCACCAGTATAAGTTTTAACTCCTGTTCGCGCAACAGTTTCAACTGATACCTGTCTAAATGCCCAACCATCTGCTTCAGGTCCAATTCCAAACTCTGCGTCAAGAGCAGATCCACCGTCACCAAATCGACGATCTGCGCTTTGAGTTTCTCTAGAGATTACGGTTTCACCACCCCAGTTTATAGACCAAGATTTATAAACTGTTCCAAGAACACCGTCAGCTTCCGCTTTTGCCACTACAGCGTCGTACTGTTTAGTATCATTAATAATGATATCAGGACGGCGATTAACTTCTATCCAATCGTCATTCCACGGAATTATTTCTAAGCTACCATTGAATACAAATATGTTGAAAGGATTAACAGATTCATTGTGTGAAGCACGAAGCTGAGATACTAAAGGAATTTTATTTATTATTGGAAGAGTTGCTAGATCACCATTGACTTCGTAATTCAACGCAGTTCTATTAAAATTAGTTGTTGATTCTAAGAGCGAAATGTTTGTGCTTTTAAAAAATGGTCTAAGTTCACCTGCTCTACTATCTATAGAAGCAATCCAGTCTGCTGATGAAACGTTTCCAATACCCTGACCAGTAAAATCATCTACTATAAATCCGTTTTGAGGTCTCTCAAATCCATAATTATCGTAGGATTTGTAGTTAACAGTATTTTGCTCTAAGAGGGATAACGTAGTATAATATTCGAGATTATTAATGCGATTTTCAAGTTTTCCAATGTCGCGCATTGTGTAGCGCTTGTTTTCAATCTTATTAGGAATTACGCTTGAAGAATTTCCACTGAATGTATAAGGTTCTATACTAAACGTATATAAATCCATTGAATCGCTAGGAGAAGAAGGTATTTTTGCATTTACATCAGGTATACCTTTAGTTAAAACATATTCCCCGTTAGATGTAAGTGAAAGTTTATCAATTCTAGGTAAATAATAATCGTAGTATATATCAGTTTCTTCACCGTATTTTGGAATTCTTATAGAAGAAAACTCGCCCGATGAATTGATAACTGGGCGAAAATCAATAACATTAGCTCTATCTGAAGGAAGTTCTTCATAAGTTATATCTAAATACGAATCAACAACATAGAAATCGCCAGTCGCGCCTTGATCAAAATAACTATATGTAACTTGTATATTTCCACTTACACTTTGATTTGGAAGAAGCGATATTGAAGCTAGTTCATAATGCGAACTTCTAGCACCATTATCAAGTTTAAATTTAGAAGTTACGTCAGCACTAACAACCCAGTTGTCATTTGTCAAAGTTCCAGTAGTAACAGAGATCAGTTCAAATGCATCTGCTTTTTCTAGTGTAAGAGAACCATTTGTTAAACTTTTATTAGTCTCTGTGTTATTTTTAAGACTCTTAGTTCGTTTAAGCATTGCTTCTGTATTTTCTCGGCGTAAACACGCAAGTATTTTAAACACAGATGTTGTGCCAAACGTAAAAGTTACAGCTGTAGTATTATCATTTGTAATTTTGTACTGAGTTGCAGTAGGATTTCCAGAAGAAATTAGAGTAAGATGATTACCAGTATCTTCATCTACAACTATGTAATTTCTATTATCTGTTTGTGTTCCAAATACGTAATCGGTTTCAGCTGATGTAGTATACACATTAACATCACCTGTTTTAAATTCTTTATAGAAAGAATACTGTGCATTTTTAGTGCTTTTTACAGCATAAGCAGGAAATTCAAAATACGATTTTAATTTATTTGGACTATTAATACTAGCAGCTACTCTGTAAATAAAAGTACCTGCACTAATATTTGGTGTACCATCGACAGTAATAGAAGTGTTACTAGTTATAACAGTTACTCTATAATCAGCAGAATTTATAGAAACATAGTCTCCAACTTTTAAATCTTGCGTAAAGGTTGTATTAACACCTGTTATTGTAGCTATACTTGAAGCCGCAAGAGATCCAGTTAACTGAATTAGAGTTGGAACTATTCTCGCACTAAACTTAACCTTTGGATCATCTACAGTGCTATTAGTATTTGAATACAAATATTTCGCATCTCTGGCAAAATCTTTGCCAGAAAAGACGGTAAGTCTAAATAAAAATACTTTGTAACTTACGGGATTTCCACTCGTATCAGATGAGTGTAATTGTATTTGTTTGATACGTGCAGTTGCAACAGGTACTGCAGATGGAGGAGCTGACAGAGTTACTGTAGGAGCTGACGTGTATCCAGCACCAGCGTTTGTAATAGTTAAAGATGTTATTGAACCTGCACTAATAGTTGCTGTAGCTGTCGCTTGAGTTCCACCTGATGGAGGAGCTGACAGAGTTACTGTAGGAGCTGACGTGTATCCAGCACCAGCGTTTGTAATAGTAAATCCTGTAACTGCTCCATTTGCAATAGTTGCTGTGACTATTGCCTGTACTGAAGGTACTTCGCCTGCAGGACCATATCTATCATAGAACGTGACGTCCGTATTAATGTCCGGGAGATAATTTGTATTTTTAATAATGATATAGTTACCAGGACTAGAATCGATACTTTTTAATTCATAACTCGAAGCTGTTCGCGCTTTATCAATTGTCAAGTATTGAGTGACTATTTTTTCTATTTCGTATCCACGAACATATGCCTTACCTGGTTCAACTGCTAGTGAAATTTTATTTGAAAGCGCTTCAACATCTGCTGCTTCTACTGATCCACTAACAAGAGCAGTAGGTCCTTCATACAGACCATAGTTATATGAAGGACTTGTATCTTCTAGCCACTTTGCAGAATCATCAGCAAATGCTGATGATGACGAAGTATGAGATTGTTTAGATTTATATTTTTTATTCGAATTTGTTACGATATCGCCTTTAAGGTAATACTTTGAAGTAGCCCAAGTGCCTCTATCATTATTACGATATTCACGCAATTCGATAGGGAAGTCTCTTACTGTGTAATCACCTGATTCATCAAATGTTCTTCTTGCGAGAGTTTTTTCTATCTCAGCATATTGTGTCTTATCTACTAAGAATTGTACAACACCATCTTTAAGAGTAAGTAAAGTGATAAATTCATCACTGTCTACTGTTGAATCATAACTCTTACTAATAAGTTTTAATTCTATAGTGTAACGCGCAGCGCCCGGAGCGGCATAATTTGGAGAGCCTAACGCGTTATCTAATAAACTTTCGTCGTCTTCAGGATAAACTACACTTTCGTTAACTTGGAGTCCAATTCGTGCACTTGGGGAATTGCTATACTTTGTAACGACAATAGTTTGTGATTCTACAAAAACAAAATTATCTTTTATATAATAAATTCCCTCTTGTATAGAGGCAGTAGTACCATAACCTATTGGAGATGAAGATTGTGCTAGTGTTAAAACTCTTAAATCTAAACCAGATAACTGATCAAGTGGTGTTATAATTTCTCCGGGTTGAAATGTATTGAATGTGCTACCGCCTCGTATATACTTAACAAATAATGTATTAGGTTCATTAGTATTATTAACAACTTCTGCTTTAGTAGAAGTTAGAATAATAGCTTGAACTCCTGATGTTTGACCAACATATATTTTGCCATTTACATCTGGAAGAATTGAAGAAGTGCTAGTAGTAATCGCTGATGTGCTTACTGTATTTGCGTCAACTTTTACATAAGATGTCTTAGAATCATAAGAGATTTGACCAGGAATTATCATCGCGCCATTCTTAAACATATGGTCGCCATGACGCTTAATTTGTTCTTGTAAAATTGTCTGTAGCTGTGTTAATTCTCGAGCTTGAACAGCGTAACCTGGACGGAACAAAATTCTATAAAACTTTTTGTTTTTAGAATAGTCGTCAAAAAACGGTTCAATATTTAAATTTAGTGCCATATACTTTTCTCTTATGAATTAATACATTAGAAACTAATCTTAATATATTTATTTGCATTAAAACGTGATTGAATTTGTTACTACAACTATTTGTTGTTCAGATGGAGAAAACTTCAATCTGTTATCTATAATTAGTAAATCACCTGTAAATTTATTCACGTCTGGATATATTAAAGATGTCGTGCTGAAAGACGCACCAGTTTTACTAAACGAAGCACCTGCATTTGGTATTCTATTATCAAGATACGATAACAAAAGTGCAGATTCAGTTGAAGAGTAATCTGTATTTTTTTCAATAATTCTAAATTTGTATGTTTTAGAAGGAGTAACACTATTATCCGTCCAAGTCAATTCATCATCTAATGCAAATAAACTAAAACCTGCTTGTCCTTTTGATCCTATAGCCACGAAACAAGTAGAAGCCAAAGCTAATCGTAAATTGGTCTGTTGCTGAAATATCTTAGGATTTTTAACAATACAAACTTGTCTATAATCGTTAGTAGAAATAAAGCCTTGATTTTTTTCTTTAGAAAGGTTTCCATGAAAGACGATAGTTTTTGAAAATAACTCACCTATTGCGTCTTTTCCATGTCCTCCTTTAGGAGATATCACTGCTCTAGCTGTTGCAGCTGAAGCAGAACTTCCTGTAATTGTTACAGTGGCTTTAGTATATCCTGAGCCAATATTATTAACAATTATTCTATCTATCGATCCTATTGATGATAAGATTGCGGTAGCTGTGCAACCTACACCATCACCAGTCACAGTAACAGTTGGAGGGGTCGTATATCCGAATCCAGGACTATCTACTGCTATAACGTGTATCGCTCCTTCTACAGCAGTTAGTTCAACTGTAGATTGTTTAGATTCTATATCACCTATTCCAAAATTCAATAATATTGAAGCTTCTACAAAATTCGGATCAGTCTCTGGATCTAACGAAGTTACAACATCTACTAGAGCATAAGTGTAGCCTATACCTGGTTTTGTAATTTGAATAGCTTCAATTTCTCCATTTGCATTTATTATTGGAGACAATTCAGCTTCGTTTTTCTTAGTTACAACATTAAATGTAAAACCAGAAGCAATCACGTTTGCGTTAGATGGTGTAGTCCCACCAATACTTTGAAATTCTATAAGAACTATATTTGAAGCTGCAGAATTTTGAAACGAAGAAAAGAATGGTTTTGAATATCCATATCCTTCTTCTGTTATTGTAGCGCCTGTCACTTGACCTGCCAGTTTAACTGCAGTATTGACTGCAGGAGTAACAACACTATCTATTGTAATAGCAGTTGGTATACCTTGGCCATTTGTTCCATATAGTGCTAACACTTTGTATATTTCTGATGCACTTCCAATTTTAACGAAATCGTTTACTGCAACAGCAGAAGTATACGTACCATTTAATCTAGTTCCGTTTATATTACTTACTGTGTCTGCAGCATAAGAAGAAATGGTTCCTGCTGTTTGATCTTGAATAATTCCAGTGGCAACCGCTTTTACTCCATTATTTAAGTCTGGATCTTTAAATAAAAATGTCACCGATTGATAACCGGTTCCTTTAGTGACCGATTGTATTGATTCTACAACATAAGGATTTTCTTCAAGATTGCCGTCACCTGTTATATCTAATCTGGTGAATACATTTCCCAATCTTTCAACAATTGGCTCTAAAACAGCTTGACGCAATCCCGAAGATGTTCCTCCTCCAGAAACTGTAATTAGAGGAGGATACGAATAACCAGATCCTTGATTATTCATTGTTATAGATGTTATAGTGCCATTTGTAATATTAATAGCAGCTACAGTAGCTGCAACCCCTCCTGGTATATCAGGATTAGAAATAGTTATAGTTGGTTGTACAGTATAGTTTGCACCCCCATCTACAATTTTAAATCCTGTAATTTTATAAGAAGTTCTTGGATATTTTTTGCCAGGATTTTCAATAGTATAAGAAACAATAGAACCATTAGAATAAAATTGATTTGAAAGAGAATTTACAACAGGCATTTGTGTAGAAGTTAAAAACTTATTTCGAACAGATAACGGAACAGTATACATGTATTTCCATATATAACCATCATCTAATCGTATTGGATTAACTGAAGTGCCAGTTGGTCTTATTGAAGAAGGTTTATTGTTGTTATTAAAAAGACACTTATATACGTTAAAATCGTCTGTTAAACAATAAAACTCTGCATTCTCGAGAGCTGTTGCTCCCGAGTGTGCAGGTCTACTACTCGTATATACGTCATACATATCAAATGTTCGTCCAGACACATAATCGTATCTAGGAACTACAGCACAGATGTCATTAGAATCTATCTGCTTATAAATCAATGCTTCATTTCTAGTTTCATTTTCATATGAAAATGAATCCGAAACTTCTTCGACTATAGATTCATTCTGCCACTGTCCAGGATGACAGTAGACATAATAATATCTGCTTATATTTGATATGATCTCTGAAATAACAGACTTAACTAAGTTTGTTTTTAGAGAAAATTTGAGTAGCGAAGTTGCCATATTTAATTACTGAATTGTTACAGTCCAAGTAATAGCGATCGAGTCTTGAGCAGCTTTATTGACTACATCAAAAGAAGTAATACATAGCATGGTTCCCGATGCTGCAGTTCCACTATTAAAAATTCCAGCTTCAACTAAAGCACCCGTACCAATGCCGGCACCGAAATTAGCTTGATATGTAACAACTGAGTTATTTGAGTTTGATGTGCCATCATTGGTAGGATTAATAAGACCAACTCTAGCTCTTTCACCAATAGTAACACCGCCAGATGAAGTACTCAATTGTGTAACAGAAACTGTTGGAGATGTTTTAGCAACAGTGGTACCAGGAGTTCCATGGCCACCTACCGCCATATGAGTCATTTTTGTAGGTAGAGTTCCAGTAGCGCCTGGTCCTAGATCGACCATACGCTGAGCAATATAGTTTTTACCTACTGTAACAACGATATTCGAATAAAAGCGATCATCTATCAACTCTCCGTCGCTGTTATAGTGAGCGATAGCGATAGTTCCGCCAATTTCGATTATGTTTGAGTATTTTGGAATTAAAATCATGGTTTTTACCCTTTAAATTAATTTAACGATGTAATGATACGCTCCGAATAAGTTTCAGCCTCATATGAAAATATAGTTGAATTATCCGAAGTATTTTGACTGTATACGTTTTTATACAGCGTTCCTGAACTAATACTATTTATTGGTTCTGCGAAAGATCTACTGTATGTATTTGTTTGATTATATAAATCACCAAGTGATAAATTATCAGCCCAAGTTCCTCCTGAGAATGAAAATTTAGACAGCTGTACATTAGATCCATCTGGGAAAGAATCTAAAGGAGAAGAAAGAATTTGTGCAAATTCTGGATATCCTCCACTATACGTAAATACAATACTTCCACTAGAAGTAGCATTAACACTCATTCTTATTTGAGTTGATGATTCAATCGATTCAATTCTGCATTCTGCGCCAAACGCTCCAGCACCTGATACCTTTACCAAAGGTATTCCAGAGAAAAGACCGTTAGTAGTACTATTAGTAGTAATACCAGCACCAGACGTTATATTCAGTATATTACTTCCAGCAGTAACAGTTCCAGTTAATTCGATATTTGGAGACCTGTAAATAAGCGCAGAAATAAGTATTTCTGGATTTATCAAGACATAAGTAACTCCATTCCAATTCCAACCTCCTCCAACTGCACTCGATAAAGACCATCTTCTAGTGTCAGTTTCGCCAGTATCTACTTGATTAGAATCATATTTTCTAATAGACAATGTAGTCTTAATTGATGATCCTTGCTCAAAGTCTGCAGATATTACATAATCACCATCTCCATTAGTTGTTCCAGATGTAACAACAGAAGGGTCCATATATCTTCTTACATAGTTTGTAGTCTTATCAATTTCTGGAGTTATTAAATCATAAGTAACTCCATTCCAATTCCAACCTCCTCCAACTGCACTCGATAAAGACCATCTGCGTGTATCAGTTTCACCAGTATCTACTTGATTAGAATCATATTTTCTAATAGAAAGAGTTGTGCGTTTTGTATCTTGTTCACCCGTAAAATCGGATGCGACACTAGTAGTTGAATAAAAAGTGCCACCATCTATCGACTGAAATGCAAAATGTTTTGGATGATAGACAGAAGAATCTACGTTAACAGTCTTATAAAAGGTACCACCTTCTGTTGATTGGATATCAAAATGTTTTGGATGATAGACAGAAGAATCTACATCGACGATAGACCATCTTCTAGTGTCAGTTTCACCTGTGTCTACTTTGCTTGAATCATATTTTCTGATAGAAATAGTAGTAGATCTATTATTTTCCTCATTAACTCCAACAGTCTTATAAAAACTACCACCATCTATCGACTGAAATGCAAAATGTTTTGGATGATAAGTAGAAGAATCTACATCGACAATAGACCATCTCAATTGATCTGTTTCACCTGTGTCTACTTGATTAACATCGTATTTACGTACTGATAGGGCTACACTCTTCTCATTCTGGTATGGAAAAGCTCCAGGAATGAATGTGTCGTTTGGTATTGCCAATGACCATCGGCGCGTATCAGTTTCACTTGTTATAGCACCAGTTGAGTCATATCTTTGTATCGATAAAATTGTTCTATTTCTATCTTGATACGGAAAAGCTCCAGGAATAAACGTGTCGTCTGAAAGAACTAAAGACCATCTTAATTGATCTGTTTCGCCTGTGTCTAGTTGATTAGCATCATATTTTCGAACAGAAACGAATGTACTCTTGTTGTATTCATATGGTGCTGATCCAGGTATGAAATCATCATTAGTTTCTACTAAAGCATTCTCTGTTGGATCTTCTCTAGATCCTTTATTCATATCATAATAATTATTAGTTCCAGTATCTGCAGTAGACCATCGATTCTGATCTGTTTCGTCTACATAACCACTCTGCGGTATAGAAACATTGTCCCACGACCAGTCAGAATTATACTTTCTAATTGACAATGATATATTTTTAACATCTTCTAAAAAATTATGAATAGCACTAACTGTACTTGGGAGTATAATCTTACTAATTGCGTTATTTGCGTCATCATCAGATGAAAAGACTTGCTCAAAAAATTGTCTTCTGATAAAAGCTAATAAAGGAGTTGCTGAAACTACATAATTATTTTTAATGGTGTATTCTGCGAACAATTCCATACCAGCAGGATGTAAAAGAGATTTTACTATATCATAATATGAATCTATCTGCTGTTCTACTTTCACAACATAAGAAAATAATTGATAGTACTTTCCATCTTGAATATATGATTCGTCAGAGATAAACCCGTCAGAAGAAGAATAATATCCGGGATACACTGCGACTGGGCCTAATTCAACTTTTATTTCAGCTGCAGTATCATCGATCACATTTTCATTAAATGAATTTGTATAAAATGTGCCTATGATTTTACCGGCATACGTTGCAGTAGAATAGAATTTATCGTATTGTGCAGGAAGGCCACCAACTACACCAGTGGGAATATAAAAGTTGTCATAAAAGAAATAATCTTGAATATTGATATAGCCTAAATCCAATGTTCCACTCGTAGTATCCGGATATGGATTTGAATTAGGTCCATAACTCGTATTTGGACTATTTTCTCCCGCTATAAGTTGTGTAATCGGATGATAATAAGGAATAGCAGTTGCAGTTTTATTACTTAGTGTTGCATAAAATGTTGAGTCATAATCTAATCCTAAACTAATCAATTGAACTTTTTCAATTGATCCTCCAGTTCCAATTTTGGTAATTTTTATGAGAGACCCATCACCTTTTTCAGTTTTTAAATGATATAGTTTACCTATTTCAAATCCAGAACCTTTTTTAACTACTGTGTATCTATTAGGACATGGCAAAATATTGCCGTAGTTCAATCCATCTTCTGAAGATACCTTATCACCTATACTAATGTCTTGGACATATGCGCGATCAATAAAAACTTCATATATAGTTTGTGAATACGCATCTACTCGTGGACAATATACATATATCTTCTTTTTATTTGTTTCAATGTAAATATTTTTGCCTGAAAGATTAAATAGATTTCCTTCAGAAATCTCGACAAAAACAGATTTTTCTTGAATCCACTTACCATCAGACGCCCTTAAAATTTGTGTCGATGGATAAAAAATATCAGAATCTTTATTGAACAATATTCTAAATAAAAATTGGAAAGATTCTTTAGATCCTCTTGATTGATAAAATTGGCGTATTCTCTCAATAATAAATCTTTCATTTTCGAGAGAATTTGTAGGGAAAAGTACAGATAACTCTTTCTTAAATCTAATTAACAAATAGCTCATACTCGCCCCTGATGTATTCAGGGATCTGTCTCTCTAGGGCTATTGAGATAGGAGTTTTTTGCATCGTTATCTACTCGATGAACCTTTGTGGTCTGTACTCGACATTTCTTGAATTACGTTTATTTTTAACAAATTTGCATCAATGTTAACTATTTGATTAAATTTAGAAACTATATCATTAGATTTAGTTTTAATAATGAATTCTAAATCAGACTCAACAATACCTGAAATAAAGAGAGAACTTATATACAATTCACCGGTTTCATAATTGACAGTACCAATAGAGGTATTTACAAAAACCTTAACAAACGTATCAGGATTATAATAAAATAATCTAAGATTCCCAATTCCGTCATCATCTATATAGTAAATAGTGTCTGTGCTGCCCACATAGAATCCATTAGTCAAAACAGCTTCTTCTGGTACTCCGGGTTGATATATTGAGTTGTTCAACTGCACTCGATAAGCAACTGATAAATTAAAAATTACATCTACAATTCTACGTAATTTAACTGTGGTAATATTATTTATGATAGCTTTATCAGCATCGTCTATAGTTCTAACTAATCTAGAATAACGCAATATTCCATCAAATTTTTGTAATTCAGTTTCGTTATAATCAACAATACTTTGTCTAACTGCTTGTTCAATTTGTGTTGAAGATCGATTTGTTAAATTTGGATTATAATAAACAGTAGTTTCTAATTGAACGGTATTATAAATTGGATCGACCATGACAGGTGAAACACCTAATATGGACTTAGGTTTAATAATATCTTCAATAATAGTGTTTTTATCAGATAGTGTCAAGAATAAACTTGATTTTGGTTTTATACATATATAAACTTTTCCATATACGGGAGGTGACATAGTATCCCCTCCCCAGCATGAAATTGTGTCGATGTCTGCATAATTAGTTTTTATGATATCTATATAATCGCCAATTGTAACAGCTCTATCTTGAATTTTATATTTGTGAGAAACGTTATATTTAATTTCATCGACTGTTTCTATTTCCCTACCACCAGAAGAAATTTTATTAACTGTAATAGTTGGAAGTGCTCCACTATTTTGACCAGAATACGTAAACAATTTTACTCCATTAGCAGCAGAGCCATTTGTTACTATGTATTCGACAGTAATAATTGAACCTAATTCTGGTTCTTTTCCAAGGTTATTTTTTCCAAAATATATTTCGTATTTTTGTCCTTCGATTTCTTTAATAAAAAATACTTCACTAGAAGCATTTAAATTTAAAACGTTCTCAACGTGTTTGTAAGATGTTGTATTGATTGAGGTTGGATTGTTTACACTTAGCTTTATTGTTTTAACATCGATGTTTAAATTCTGTAAGATAATTTTTGTATTAGTCAAATAATTAAACTTTTCAACTACTGGTTTACCTTCGTATACATCAATAGAATCAAATTCATAACGTAGCAATGATTCATTTCTTAATCCTATGTGTTCTGAGAGAGTATAAAAAATATATTCTACACCTGAAACATTTGAAATAAAAGGACTAAATTTTGGAATAGATAACGTAGAACTCGTATTACTTCCGATCGGCATTGTCATAGAAATATTTGCTTTGGATGCAGTTGCCGATATCGGCAAGTACCCATAGTTATTCGCAATTGAAATAACGCTGTCACGCTTACTCGCTGAATCCAAGAACATTTCGTTTATAGCTAAATTCGTATACATCGCATTGTAGTGCGTATTATACGCTAATACGTCTAAAAGAACATTTAGACCTGAACCCTCAAAATCATAGTCAGTGAATTGATCTTGAGTCTTCAAAAACTCTTTTAAATTAGTCTTGATTAGATCAAAATCTAAATCTGAAATGTTTATTTTATTGTTAGCCATTATCGAGTTCTTTCTAAGAATAAGTTCTTTATTGTAGCTCTAAGCACTGGAGTTATTGGTTCAAATAATAAAGAAGATATTTGAGATCCTATGTCACTTCGAAATGGTCTTTCGAAGTTTTTAGTCATAATTAAATTTTTTATAGATTGCTTAATAGCATTTTCGTCATATTTCTTGTAAATGTCTTTAGACACGGGGTTTGCAAGAAATGCCATGTCTATATCTGAAAATGTGCGAGTATTTTTAGCCATATGTTTATTTATCTTATCCGGAAAAAACTTTAGACGATCCTGATGTTATAATATGTTCTCCTCCGTAAGTGTCACCAACTCTAGCAATACCCGATCCTTCACACAAAACTTTACTGGACGCAGAATCTAAACCAGGAGCATGAGGAGTACATCCTGGAGCCGGATGTACTTGCATCGCATTACCAATATGGATTGCTAGTATGCTTTCTACATAAACTTTAGAAACTCCTTCAGCAGTAGCCTGTGTCGTAGGAAAAAGACAGTTTTTACCAGTGCCGTGAGGAGAAGACACCGTATCAACACCAGAAGAACGAGCAACTTGAGGCATATTAGGCTACCAATACGAATTGACCAAAATCGCCGATTCTCCTATGATCACGCATAGTAAAGATCTGCTTTTTTGATCCGCTATATTTAAACGATACATGTATCCAAACAGTGCTTGCACCTTGGTATTCTAATAATAACTGGTCATACGGCACTAATTGTTGAATCTTTTGAATAGCTTCATAGTGGCCTTGACGACCAAGATTAGGAATTACGATGTCAGCTGCACAGCCAAGATAGTGATCTGAAGTTTTTGAAGAGTTGGCTACGTCTTGAGGACGTCTAAATCCAGAAGTGATTACCATATTAGGATACAAGTTTCTAATAGGTTCAAGACAGTTTTCA